GATAGTTCTCTAGAAATCTTAGACTTACCACTACCTGGTAACCCCATCACTAATATTTTCACTGAATATATCTTTCTCTGGTTTCCATCCTAGATCATATAAGTATTGTACATCCGCTTGTGTCTTTACTCTTTCTCCAATAGGATTTTCATGACGAATCTCACCTTTCCATCCAAATACTTCTTCGGCCATCTCTAATACATTAAAGGTTGAACCAGTACCAATATCTAATACTTTCTTATCTATTTTATCCCAATTATTTAAAATAGTCAAGATGGCATTACAAAGATCATCAACGTGAATCCAATCCCTATAATGATTAGCATTGATATATTCTACTTCATTTCTCATTAACTTTTTATAGAGCATATCATCACGTCCAGGCCATACAGTATGGAATCTCATACCCTTAGCATTATAATGTTCTTCACCCATTACTTCACACATCTTCTTAGTAGCTGCATATGGATTACCATACCATTCATAAGCATTAGAGGAAGAAGCATATAAATGTTTGATACAAACAGTTGATGCAAAGTTTAAAGCATTACGGGTGCCGTTTACATTATGATCATAATATTCTTCTGGAATATCAAACGATCTACGAACTCCTGGTATAGCAGCTAGATGAATTAAAGCATCCCAAAATGTATCGGTATAAAAAGCCCACCGATCCCATTCACGAATGTCTCCCTGAAAATGTTGAACATCGTGGCCTTCCATCCTTAAGTAAAGAGAAAGAGATGATCCAACACATCCCTCCCATCCTGTCAATAATATTTTCATAAAAAGTCTCTTAAATCAGAATCAACGATCTTGGTTCTAGTAAGTTTCTTCTGTTGCTTTTCTTTTTCAGCAAATACTTTGAACTCATCATCTTTTTCTTTTACTTTGTCAATACGGTCTTTTAAAGTATCAACAAAGGCCTGAACTACAGCATTAGACTGTGTATCACCATTAGAAATAATATACTCCTCAATACCTGAAGAGGTCATATATTTTAATTTAATGTCTTGTTGTTTCTTTTCTTTTGCAATACGACGAAGAAAAGCATACCATGAGATTTGTGTAAAGTATGCAAATGCATTTGGATTACCAGTTCTTGTAGCAGCCTCAACATTATAGTTTTCAATAGCTTTGAGACAATTCTCTACAGCATCCATTACCATCTCTTCACGATATGTATATCTAATGAAGTTAGATTTGTGTGATAGACCTTCCGCGATCTTTAGAAAGCATGAAGCGATATAATCAGGCACAATTGGTAATGGTTCTTCTTTTTGTTTAGCTTCCGCCAAATCACCACAATAGTCGACTACGGCTTGAGAGAATTCTTTATTGTTAACGTAATGTATATTTTTTCTTTTACTCATAATATGATCCTTCACATTACTATTAATATAGTATAAATTTTATATAAATTCAACGGCGAATTTATTTTATTTAGGGGGTTGATAGATCCTGCAAACCGGGTTATAATTAATAGAGGGTTTTGAGGAGGGGGGATATACTAGTGTAATTTCTTGGGGTCGCCACGTGGAAACATCAAGATATTAGCATAATCTGAATCCTCGTGCGCATATGAAATTTCTTCTACCTGAGCTCTCATTTTAGCTATATGCTCTTCTATCTTCGCAGCGATTTCTTCTTCTGTTAAGTTTGCATTCTTTACAGCTTCCATATAATTAGCAATTACTTTAGCCGTAGGATTTGCTTCGGATATAATATGATTAATATTAAGGGTCATAAACATTTCATCACCCTCTTGCATCATCATCCAAGGTTTAAAATGATAATACCTTACACCCTTAGTATCATCATCATATACATTTAATTTAAGAGCTCTTCTAATGACTAGGTCAGAGTGCTCTTCATCAGACCATTCAACTACCTCACAAATGACTTCTTCGCCATTGCTTAATTTAAATTGTTTTATGTTTGTGAGTTCAGTCATTAATATCTACCTTAACAATTTTATATTTGAATTGCTCTTTTTCATAAATCTTAACCCTTAAAGCACCATGAACCAAAGTATAATTTTTTCTGGACTTCCAATGCAGGTCATCAGTCAGGTCGTAGAGTGTTGTGATTCTTCCGTCATCGGATTGGCGTAACCCTCTTCCGATACTCTGTAGGACCTTAATTTGAGACTTTGATGGGCTAGCAAAGATGATATTGTGCAGATTCCGAATATTAATACCAGTACTAAAGGTACCAAGACTTGCAACAATAATAGCATTTTTTTGTTTCTCCACGATTCTTCTAATAGCTTCTCTATCAGATGTTGCTACTTCACCGCTAACGAAAAATACCTTTCGATCCTTCTCTACCTTATTATTTATCAAATCATAGAGAGGTTTTCCATGAGCGTCCACACGATTAAATAAGACGAGAGTATTTCCCTTAGCATCCAAAGCGAGATTGCGAATGAGCCTATTACGAGTATCATTTCCAATAATGAAGTCAATCTCTTCCTGGTATGTCTTCTTTCCAAAATCTTTCCTCGTTTGTTCTGAGTAGTTCAATAAAAGAACATTAATGTCTAGTGGTGCTAGAGTTCCATCATCCTGAAGATCTTTTGTTTTGGTAACATGATATACTGGACCAAATAAACCTTCTAACATTAATCTGTGTGTTAGGGTACCATCTAGTGTACCTGTGAATCCATATCTATATTTAGCCTCGGTTGCTTTGTTCATAATTGACGACAGAGACTTGGACTTAAAACCATGACACTCATCCCCAAGTATCATACCAAATTGTTCAAACCATTTTCTTGGAAGTTTGTAGATAGATTGCCATGTACTAATAATAATAGATTTATTTGTTACTTTATCTTTACCCGAATATATTCTATGAATACCTTCTGGGTCTTGACCATAGTCAATAAAGTCTTGATGCATTTGTTCTACTAATGAGGTAGTAGGTACAATAACTAGTACTCTACTTGCTTTTGGACCATCTGCAATATGCTGAAGCCAATATTTCATCATGAGATAAATAATAAATGACTTCCCAGAACCCGTAGGAGATAATAGAATTGCTCGACTTCTTGTTAGGGCTGTTTCAAACGCATCGTATTGATATTCTCGAGGCTGAAATGGAAGCTTTGCGTCAGCTAGTAAATCAGACACATATTGAAGAGGCTCTCGAGGAGGAATCGGAAATCCATATTGATCCGACTCTTCAGTGTCAACAGAATACCCTCGCTCAGCTGCAAACTTTAACAAATACGTATATAGCCCAGCAGAGAGCTCTCCATTCATGCGATTGAATAATCGTATCTTACCATCCCATACTCTGTTCTTATAGGCTGGCATAAATTTATAACCAGGTACATAAAAAGAAAAGTAGTCGGATAGTTCAGCACCTAGTCCGGCTTCACAATCTACTAACAACATACTATAATCTTTTAATGTACAAACAATATCAGGCATTCTTTAAATTCTTATATTTCTTTCTCACGTCAATAAAATGTGGTAGGTAATCAAAAGTATTTACCTTAAATATTTGGGGCTCGGAATGATCAACCGTAATAAGTATAACACCTTGTTTAATGGGTATACCAGTTCTCTCATAGAAGGCAGCTGCATAGAATGAAGCCTGAATAAAATAATTTGTGATCCATTCTACTTTCTTTGGTTTGCGTGATGTCTTAAAATCAATAATAGATAATTGACCATCAAACTCTGCAATACAATCCACTTGCCCTGCACATTCTAATTTATCACTATAGAGATACTCTTCTTGAAACCATACATTATTGATACGTTCATCAATAATTGATTTTAGATGACTAAAAGAAAAAAGATTGTTTGGCATAACATCTTTATCCCAATCAGGTTCATTGTTGAGATAATCTTCTGCCAGCTTATGTACAGCTGTACCTCTTGTAGATGCCTGAAGAGAAATTTTATTGGCTTCTTCTTCACCTACTCTTTTACGCCATTTGATAATACTATCCTTACTAAGAATACTACAAACTGTTGTAATAGATGGATAGGCTTTTCCACTTGGTGTGAAATACTTCCTACCCTTCTTTGTAGTCTTCCTTGTTATCTTAGGAAGAGTAATACCATGATCTACATGATTAAACATAATCAACCACCTGCTTCAAATGTCTTCCATCTAATTATATTACTGATAGTCTGGTGTCGCCAATTAAGGTTATTGACTATCTCAGTTAATGTTTCTACAATGGTTTTCCAATACTCAATCTTTTCTACAGACTGTTGTATTTCAATATCACTATCATAGTAATAATCCATTTCACCTTTCATAATTTTGAGTCCATCAAGTGGATCAAAATCCCAGCCCAGCTCTTTCATTCTTTCTTCTGACATCTTACCATTATACCAAAGCCATTTGTCTTTGAGTAATAACTTCTGTTGGATCTCAGCTCTTTTCTTGGCCAGCTTGGCTTCTGATAACCATTGAAGGTATTTGGCATGTAGGGTAGGTGTGGCTCGTGATGTTTCGTCCAGTGCCGAACCAATAACACTATCTTTTTTCCATTCGTCAAGAATAGTTTTTAAGTCCATAATATATCCTCATAATATAAAATTATTTAGCGTAGTTCAAAATGTGAGAATCTAAAGCTACAGGGAAATACAATGTATTGTACATCTCCACTAGTAGATTCTAAAGCCATGTCACCCACAGATGTTGGAATACAATCAATATATTTAATTGTTCTGGATGTGTTGTTGTGGCTACTTAATATCAATAATGTGATATCACAATAAGTAGGTACCTTTGAAGATCTTCTGTCTGTAGCAGAGATTTCATTCTCTTCTACTAATCTATTGGCCCAATTATACATTTCTGTATATGAGTTAAGATCTTCGTCTACAATTACCATTGTAGTAAGTTCACCATATGTAAGTTTATCTGCAGCGAAAGGTACACCAGATACTCTCTTGTATGGTACCTCTACGGGATTAACTGATACATTAGGATGCAATACGGATTGAGCAAAAAATTCTAAGTTGGGATAGTTCTTGCGATCCACCACTAACTTAAAAGCAGAAGGCTGTAAAAGATTGAGGTTGCTTAGACCAGAACCTTGTGTATCCATTTCTACTGATATTGAAGGATTTAATGTAGGCATATTACTTTCCGGTAATTATTATACCTATATTTATATCCTTTTAACTGAAAGCAAATCGTAGATCTTTAATTAATTCATCTACGTCTGATTCATTGGCTTGATATAGTAAACCAATTCCACCAGCAGCAATCCATTCTTTTATGTTGCTGGGTTTATCATCTACCAAGATGTTTGGTTCTCCAGAGAACATCTCATTTGCAAACTTATGCTTATCACGAGTAAAGATAAGATTAGGTATCTCTGGCATAAAGCCATGACGTTCTAACCATACACGTTTCCAATAAGATGAATTATGGTCATCTCCTGAAATAGGAGAAGAGCAGATACCATAATCTCGTCCAGCTATCTTACGACAGGTCTCTACTAACTTAGCTGAAGTATCAAATGGTTCAAGTGTATTAAACCAATTTGTATTCTTTAGACTTTCAACATTAGACTGGGGATCCTCAAGATCTTTCCAATGACTAACATTAAATTTCTTTTCAAAACCACCAAAGAAGTCAGCAATGACTCCATCCATATCCAAAAATAATTTCATTTAACCTCCTATGCTACTTTTTCACGAAAGATTTTATTAAGAAGCCTTAACTGAGCTTCTTCTGTAGAACCATGGAACAACCAATTGAGATCTAGGTGTACACCATTATCTTCTAACAATTGAATCATATCTTTTACTTTATTAGTCATTATATACTCCTTACGAAAAATATTCATCTACAAGAACTTCGAAACACTCATAGAGATAATCCATTGAATAGAAATCTCCAAGATCTAAACAAAGATCTGCATCAACAAAATTCCAAT